TACAAACGTGTGTTGAACTACGGCTAATGAGGGCGGCTATAAAAAGCCACGTTAAAGAATGACTAAATACACTTGGTCGTACTCATCACTGGATTTATTTAAGCAGTGCCCCCACAAATACTACCGCCTTAAGGTCAAGAAGGATGTGGTTGAGCCGCAGACCGAGCACCTGCGTTATGGGTTAGCGGTACATAAAGCCGCCGAAGAATTTATTAGGGACGGGAAACCCATCCCGCCGCAGTATGCCTACATGACGGAAGCCCTAGAAGCCCTGCGTAGTATTGAGGGGGAAGCCCTGTGCGAATACCGCCTTGGACTGACCCGGGACCTGCAGGCATGTAAGTTCTTTGATAAACAAGTTTGGTGGCGTGGGATTGCTGATTTAATCATTATGAAAGACGATCAAGCCTATGTGGTGGACTACAAGACCGGAAAATCTGCCGCCTACGCAGACACCAAGCAGTTAGAAATCCTGTCCTTGGCTATCTTTAAGCACTTCCCAAAGGTTAAAAAGATCAAAGCAGGGCTACTTTTTGTGGTGGCAAACGACTTTGTAAAGGCTAAATACGATGCAGATCAGTCGCATACTTATTGGTTAAAATGGATCGAAGATACAAATCGATTGGAAAAAGCAATCGAACTGAACGTATGGAATCCACGACCAAATTTCACTTGCAAAAATTTCTGCGCTGTGAAAGACTGTGCCCATAACGGAAAAGGTGAGTACCGCTAAATGCCTTACAAGAACAAGTCAGACCGCAACTATGACCGGGAGTATGCCGAGTACCAAGGCACGCCTGAGCAGAAGAAAAATCGTGCACTGCGCAATAAAGCACGGCGGGATGCTATTCGGGACGGTAAGGCAAGCAAAGGCGACGGTACAGACGTACACCACACCAAGGCGATATCCAAGGGTGGGGCAAAGAGCCGAACTAAAGTAGTACCTGCATCAACAAATAGGTCTTTTGACCGGGATGCAAAACGTGGTATGGTTTCAGAAGTAAGTCCGCGAGAGCGGAAAAAGAAGTAATTTAGTTTTACAAAGTAAAGTTTTCGAGGCTGAAAGTGGACAGACCACTTTCGGCCTATCGGCGTCATGGAGAGATGAGTGCAAATAGTTGAAAACAAGGCGTTGCTGTTAAGGGTCAGAGAGCCTAGCCGCATCACCACGGTAATACCAAAAAGCAAGATCCTTGATTCAGGCGAAGTGCTAGTCAAGTGGGGGTTGGAAGAAGCGCAGGTGCTCAAGAATTTGCGCATCAAGAACGTACCATCCCCCATTCAAGCGGCATACGACTGGCCCGGGTTATATCGTCCGTTCTCCCATCAACGGGACACGGCATCGTTTCTGACCCTACACCGCAGGGCTTTCTGTTTTAACGAGCAGGGCACAGGCAAAACGTCGTCCGTAATTTGGGCGGCAGACTACCTAATGACGCAGAACGCTATCAAGCGGGTGCTTGTGCTTTGCCCTCTATCCATCATGCAATCGGCTTGGGAAGCGGATCTTTTTAAGTTTGCCATGCACCGCTCATGCGCCATAGCCCACAGTTACAGCAAAGACAACAGGATCAAGGCAATCAAGAGTGAGGCTGAGTTTGTCATCATCAACTACGATGGCTTGGAGATTGTCAAAAACGAAATCAACGAAGCCAAGTTTGATTTGATTGTGGTGGATGAGGCTAACGCCTATAAAAATGTTTCCACAAAGCGTTGGAAAACTCTGGTAAGCATTATCCGTGCGGACACTTGGGTTTGGATGTTGACAGGAACCCCGGCTTCACAGTCCCCTACAGATGCTTACGGCCTAGCCAAGATCATTAATCCGTCTGGTGTACCCAAATTCTTTGGGGCGTTCCGCGATATGGTCATGCAAAAGATTACCCAGTTTAAGTGGCTACCCAAGCCATCATCCGAACGGGTACTGCACGAGGTGCTACAACCTGCAATCCGATTCACCAAAGAAGAATGCCTAGACTTACCGGACATGACCTACGTGACCCGGGAAGTACCCCTGACTAGTCAACAAATTAAGTTCTACGAAACAATCCGCAAGAATATGATGGCTATCGCGGCGGGGGAAGAGATAACCACAGTCAATGCAGCGGCAAACCTTAACAAGTTATTGCAATTATCGTGTGGCGCGGTCTACTCGGATAGTGGTGAGATCGTTGCCTTTGATGCCAAGAGCCGCATGCATGCATTGCTTGAGGTCATTGAGGAAGCCAGCCATAAAGTTATTGTGTTCGCGCCCTTTAGGCACGCCATCGAGATCATCGCGGAAGAACTAAAAGCCAAGTCAATTAGTTGCGAAGTAATCCACGGGGGCATTAGCGCCACAAAACGTACAGAAATATTTGCAAAATTTCAAACTGAGGAAAACCCTCATGTGCTTGTCATACAGCCTCAAGCCGCCGCACACGGTGTCACGCTACATGCCGCCAACGTCGTGGTTTGGTGGGGTCCTATAACATCTATTGAGACTTACTTGCAGGCTAACGCCCGCGTGCATCGTGCAGGGCAACGCAACCCATGTACCGTTGTACATATCCAAGGCAGCCCCGTTGAAAAACGTATCTATAAAATGTTGTCAGAAAAAGTTGATATACATACTCGGTTAATTGATCTTTATAAAAATATTGTGGAAGATACTTGACAAAGTAAAGTAGTGGCGTTAGTATTTAAAAAAACTAAAAGGAAGAGTGCAAATGACAAATGAAGTAAGTGCCGAAAGGCTCACTAAAATTTACGTTAAAATTCGTGAGAAACGTAGAGAACTAGCGAAGCAAGATAAGGAATTAGAGGAGCAGTTAGCCGAAGTTTCTTCTGCTCTGTTAGAGATCTGCAAAGAACAAGGTGCGGCTACGATCCGCACTGAGCATGGAACAATATCCCGAAGAATTTCTAGGCGTTACTGGACTAACGATTGGGAATCTTTTTTTAACTTCATCAAGGAGCACGATGCGTTTGCGTTAATGCACCAACGTATAAACAACACAAACATGGATCAGTTTCTTGAAGAAAACCCCGACTTGCACCCGCCGGGGCTGAACGCGGATGCAAATCAAACCATAGTAATAACCAAAAGATAGGAGTGTTAAATGAGTAACGATCTTGCTGTGCTTGACGGTGGCCTACCATCGTATTTGAAAGAACTAGAGTTAGACTCCACTACTAAAGCCCTTATGGGTGGTAGCGGTGGCGGCGGTATCAAACGTATCTCCATCAAGGGTGGTGTATGGCGTATGATGGTTAACGGCAAAGAGATTGCCAAAAACGAAGACCGCGCTATGAATGTAGTAATTGTAGCGGCTTCACCCAAAGTATCCCGCACTTGGTACGCTAAGTCGTATACCGAAGGTGGAGATGTAACTGCACCGGATTGTTGGTCTGCTGATGGCGAAGTGCCTGATCCTACAGCAACCGCACCACAGTCTAAGCGTTGCCTTGACTGCCCACAAAACGCAAAGGGTTCAGGCCAAGGAGATTCCCGTGCTTGCCGTTTCAGCCAGCGTCTTGCGGTTGTGTTGGCAAATGACTTGCAGGGTGACGTATTCCAGTTGACCCTACCTGCCGCATCTATCTTCGGTGCTGGAGAACCCGGGAAGTGGCCTTTGCAAACTTACGCCAAGATGATTGGTAGTAAGGGCGTGCCTATCACGGCTGTTGTGACTGAGATGCGCTTTGACACGAGCAGTGCTACACCCAAACTGACGTTCAAACCGATTAAAGTTTTAAACCCTGACGAGCATAACATGGTGATTGAGCAGGGTAAGTCGGATGCCGCGCAGCGTGCCATTACCATGACGGTTTCTCAAGCGGACAATGTGAAGGAGCCACAAGCCCCCAAACTAGAAGCGGCTAAACCCGCTAAGGCAGAAGCCGTTGAGGTCGAAGAGGTTGAGGAGCCAGTCAAGCGTAGTGCTAAGAAGGAGGAGGCCCCCGCCGAAAAGAAAGACTTGTCCAAAATTCTTAACGAATGGGACGACGAATAACGATGCCTAAAGGATATTCACTGCTGACCGCAGAGGAGATTCGTAACGCTGACTCTCGCTTCCTCGGGGTACAACTTGGCAGACGGTGTGTTGAACTGGATATTCCGGTTAAAGACATTGCTGAGTTCTTCGAGGTAAGTAGGGTAGCCGTTTACTCGTGGTTCAAAGGGGAAGCGGTGGTGTCACCAAAGCACGAATCTAAAATGCGTTGCATACGAGCGTTGTAGGTATCTTTGGGGGAGAGTAGTAGTTCTTTGGGTCTACCGTAGATACTGTTGATTGCTTGCAGGATGGTGGTCTTACCCGATCCGGATTCGCGGCTCATGAGATTTAAGAGAAACCCGTCAAGCGAAGTAAACCGAAGAAGCATGCACCCAAACCCCATGAAGAACGCAAATGCACGGTCCTCCATACCCTCACGTCCATAGGCATTGATAACATCTTTCCATACATGAAAGTCGCCTTTGGCTTGGAACAAAGGAATTAGTGGTAAGGTGGGGCCGGATGGTGGGCTATATACCGTCTCGGTGGCGCGTATTTCTCTGTCGCCTACAATGATGCCCGACTCATCTTCGATCCATCCAAATTGCTTATGGGCTTTTTCTGCCTGTGACGTCATTTGCAATTCCTCAATCCATTTTGTTACATACATCATTAAGGTGTCCTGTTGTTTTGTTAGCACGGCTACACCCTGCGAGGCAATCGTGTCCCTAAATTTTTCTTTTGACAGCGCATGCGCCAGCGGCATGATAAATTCCCGCACACCATCTTTGGGTAGGTGCAGGCGCAGTAGCATGGTTTCCCCCAAGTCAGGGTCAATCATTCGCTTCACAACATAAAAGTCATACGGATAAACAAGTTCGTCTTTATCGTTATCGTCCCGGTCTTTGGTATGCACGAAGATGCCACCGGACTTACCCCTGAAGAAAGGCCACGGGAACTTGGGGATGTTGTAAGTCTTTAATTCCTTGGTCTGCGGCACTACGTCCAAGACCACACTTTCCTCTTCCGTAGCCTCAACGATCTCTTTACCCAACTGTATTGGGGATGTGATTTTGTGTGTACATGTTTGACGCAGACGACTACATCGGTGGCTTTCTACAACGGCATTTCCACGAGATTCTTGTTATCAATGGCAAGAATGACAAGCGCACTGGGTTAGAACAAAGCCCCATCCGCGAACCCCGTGGAGCACTTACTGCTCGTTACGAGCCGGATACCAAACTGCTATTCGTCGTGGTTCGCACCTACCGGGATGACTGCTCCAAGAACTTTATCAACTTTGAGGAATCGCTTACACCGTACCGCAAAACCAAGGCTCTGCTTGAGATTAAGAAGAAACGTATGACAGCGGGTACAGCCGCCAATACCCAAGCACCCGTAAACGCCTTATGGTTTGACACCACCAAACTAGAGTTTTTTGACGACGCCGTACTACTAAATGCTAAAGATTCTGAATCTTCCACTGCTGATCCAGTGGGAGAAGTTTAAGCCCGGAACCTCGTTCTTTGTCCCTTGCATCGACAGGCGGCTAACCCAGCGGTTTGTTGAGGGCGAAGCACGGAGGCTGGGAATCCCAATCATTTGTAAACAAGTTGTGGAGAAAGGGAAGTATGGTTTACGAGTTTGGAGAAGTGAGGCTATAATGCCTTCGCACTCTTCTTCTCCACTCCTCGAGAAGAACTCTACCCCCGGCTAGTCCGGGGGTCTTTTTTAATCCTCTTCGTCCTCAAAGAACTTGGCCTCAATTTCAGACTTCAGGCCCTTGTTGAACTGCACCCCATTGATCATATTGCGCTCGGCGGCGCGACGGGCTGCTTCGGATTTGCGTAAGGTATCTACACTGATACGAGCCTTGGGGTCAGTACGGGAGGCGTTAAACTCGTTGATTTCTCCCCGCACTTCCTGCATCAAGTCCACATCCCCAGCGGTTCTAGCCATGTCAAACTTGTTTAAAAGCCGTTTGCGGCGTGCCATAACCTCGCGCTCATAACCTTTGGCGGCAGAAGTCTCTTCATATTTAGTAGATAGGTCAGCCGGTGAGAATCCAAGCACTTGCATTAACGAGTTATAAGCACTGATATCCTCATCAATCGGGTCGCCCTTCAGGGTTAATGCCCCTTCAGTCATGTACCGACCACCCTTCAAACCGTTACGTAGGAAACTTGGCAACAGAGACTCAACCCCACGCATTACATTTCCTTCAGCCATAGCCCGGATGCCACGCTCTGCACCCCAGAAGTATGACCCTGCCGGACCAAACGCCTGCTTCATGGCGGTCAAAACGTAACCATCTTCGGCTACACCACGTGGGTCATCACGGAACAGAAGGTCTTGGGCTACGCCGATACGGTTGGCAACCTCAAGATTCAGGGCATAGTTAATAGCCCCCTTATACATTGCGTCTCCAAAGAACTCACGCATCTCGGTTTGGAAATCAAACGGTTCGTCGTCATCACCAAACAAAGTATGGAGCATCTCAGCCAGCACCGAAGCCGCGCCCATAAACGGTAATCCTTTAGCCCCTGCCAACGTGAACGCCATGCCGGAGATACCAAGGAACTGCCTACGTGCCTCACGCCTTACGGCTGGAGATTCGCCCTTAAACGCCTGATGGAATGACCGAGCCATGATAAATGCACTGTTCCACACGAATGATTTGAACGTGAAGAATACGCGACCCAACGGATGCTGCATCCAACGAGGGGCCGTAGCCGACAAACCAGACGTATTAATATCTTTTACGGTACGCAGGGCGTACTGAATGGCGGCGTCTTTTGACATCCCGCTAGATAAAGCCAAGTCATAGGCGGCGATTGCCGTAGCCCCACGGTTTAATTTCTCAGTTGCCGCAAACGGGATAGACAACCCATCCATGACCTTGGCTTTTAGGCCAGTAAATTCTGCTGTGGTCTGGCGTTGCCCCTCCAGTACCTCCCGTGCCAGCGTGTGAGACAACTGCGCATGGTCGTTTAGAACATCAAACAGGTCTTTGTACCGCCCGTCAATCTTGTTATTTAAGATGTAATTGGTTGCGGTTTTACTTGCAGCCAACATAGCAGAAGCGGCTTTATCAAACCCGAACTTTGCCCCCAGTATGGGATAGGAGAACATGGGTAGCGTCGATAAGTTAATCAGCGCCGATGATATATTGCCTGCGATGTAGTTAAAGTAACTGAAGGTCGTAGCCGCCGTAACCAAACTGCCGTAGGTTGGGTTGTGCAAGAACTGTTGCTGGTCAACAATATTCTGAGCCGCTACTCGAGCATTTGGGTCGCTGGCTTGCTCTGACTCAGCCACGATGCCTTGTATAGCGCGGTCAATCTGTGGGGTGTACTCGGAGTTAGATAGGCGACGTGCCCACTTAATCATAGTTTCGCCATACCCCCGGACGATATCTTGCTCCATACCCCGAACATTGTCGGCTTTCATGAAGTTCTTAGATATGGACTGCCCCGGGAATAAGGCAAGGTACGCCTGATAGACGCTATCTAGTTGCTGTTGGTTTGCCCCCTGCTTGGTCAAGTCATTCATGACCCGCCCTATAAAGGACGTAGGAGGCACTGTGCCCTGCTGGAATCTAGCGTTCTGAATGTTCTCGTACAGGCGGGCATCCGTAATCCCACGGCGCCTAAGTTCTTGGTCTACAAACCTTTGCCGCTCCCTGATTGACTCAAAGGCAGAAGCCCAACGCTCGCCATCCTCACCCGTGTACTCTACCCAAAACTCACCCCGGCGCAGGAACGGAATGTAGGCCGTCTGGCGCTTGCGGGTCTGGAACTCCAGTTTTAGTTTTGCAGCCAAAGAGGGAGTGACGCTACTTAAAAGCATCTGCTCATACTCGTTGATGGCGTTCTCGTAAGAGTTACGAATCGTTCGGTATACCCCCTGAACGTCTGCTGGCAACGAGTCGTAGGTTGATTTCAGAGAGTTATAGGCAGCGATTTGAGATGGCGCAGTCGGTGCAGGGCCTAGTGGGTCTACCTGTTGCAGACGGGATTCATAGGCCATCTTATTCATTCGGTCCATCGCCTGCGGCTTGGCCTTGGCAATCTTTACGAACTGCTTATAGTTGTCGTTGATCGTCTTGATCCGTTGTTCTTGGTTTCCATTACGTTTCTCAAGCGCATCCAGTAGGGTCTGAATGGACGGAAGTTCTTTACCGTAGATGGTATTGATGTTATCAAGGCGAAGCAGTCCCATCGCAAGGCTTGTTGCCCCACGGGGTGCATTAGATAAGTAGTTTCTAGTTGCTTCTACGGTACCCCCAGCGAGCC